GCCTTAACTTCAGCAATGTTCTTTACAATCGCGTCCTTCTGCTCAACGCTACCCGTCATCTTGGCTTTCAGGTTGAACAATGCCTGACGAACCCTGTTGGCGTCGTCCGCAAGTTCTGCATTGAACTCAGCAGTAATCTCGCCAATCAATTCTTCAACAGCCCCTTGTGGGCGCTGCACAAGGTGTGGGTTTTCTTTGGCAAACCTTACCCCTGCTTCGTATTCGTCAAACGCCTCAAAGATAACGTTTTCAATGGTATAACTGGGCTTCAACCAGCCTTCGTACAACGCCTTTTGTTTCTTTGCTTGCTTCAGCCTAGCTTTGGCTACCAACAACTCATCGCCCGTTGCCGATCTAACAATGGACTCCAGCCGATTGACCTCACTGGTTACACCATTCAACTCTTTCTTGGCTTCTGCTTGCCGCAATTTGTATGTATCCGCAGCACGAGCAGCCATTCTATTGGATGATTGTGTCAGGCTTGCTTCCATAGATACAACGCGGCGATTGAATGCTTCAATTGCGTTCTGTGTTGTATGCCACTCTGCTGGAGCAACCTTCTTGGCAAAGACCCATTTGTCACGAAGCACGGGAACACTAAGCATTCCCCGACGAACAGCATACTGGCCAACCTCTGCTGATAGCTGATATTTACCCAGCAACGGTTGGTAGAAACGAGTACCAAACATTCTGGCCAATTTATCAAACGCCATCGCTGGAACAGCGGCAGCATGTGCTGTGGTTTCATATGCACTGACCGCAACGGTTTGAGCGCGATTTAACGTGGCACCTTCCATTGCCGCCTTTTTCAGCGCAGCGGGATTCATCGGCTTCAAGTAATCACTGGCCTTGCCAACGTGTGCAATCAATGGTTCTGGCATTACCTGCCGTACCTTCTGTGCAACAGCAGTGCCGGGGTAGTAAGTCTTTGTGCCAAATGGGATATGAACAGCAATCCGGCCCTTCTCTTTCATTAGGCCATTTTTAAGCCCATCGGCAAGCAGTGTTTGGCCATGGTACAGCAAGTCTCCCTGGCGTTTGTAGACTCGTGATTCTTTCTTGGCAATCGAAAGTTGCTTTTTTAAGTATTTACTAGCTGATTCGGGCGACGTTCCAAACTTGGCTGCTTCTGCTGCCAGGGTGGTCTTGGCTTCCTGTGCAACCTTCACCTTATTGCTTAGGTTTTTCGCTGTATAGTCAGCCATCAAATCGTCTAGTTCGCGTGCCGCCCGTGCTGCCTCATCTTGGGCTGCTTTTGCTGCCCTTGCGGGATTTGCAATGCCGCTCTCCAGGCGCTCTATTCGTTTACCGACTTCATCTATACGAATACCGGACAATTCGTTGGCGTCTTTGAACGTCTTCTTAAATACCTTGACCGCCTCTTTCTTTGCTGCTGGTTTGGCGTAAACAGCATCGACGACAATGCCAAGCATCTCGTCACTGTTCTTGCCCAACAGGTCTTGAGCGGCACCAGACATCTTCACAAGTGGCCTGGATACTTCTATTACCTTGTTGCTTTTGCTTACTGTCTTAACAGCACCGCCAGCGGGACCGGCAAACCACAACGGGTCAGCGGCAATCTCCATAGCAACACCAAGCCACTCACGACCAGCATCAGAAGCAAGCATGTCCCACACTATCTTTCTTGGGACGGGCACGGGCTTGCCAATAAATGAAACACCTGTTTGTGTTGATGCGATTTTGCGAGCAACATCAATGGGCACAACAGAGTTAAGAAAGTCCACACCCTTTGGGTATGGCATAGCAATTCCTTCTTCCCCAATCAGGTCTACCCACGGCAAACCTTTCTTGCCAGTATACATGGCCACTTGCTGCTTCATGGCCTTGTCATACAACTCACCCGTAGCAAATGCTTTATATATGTTTTCGCCAATCTGCTCAAACGGATCCTTTTCTCCTTCTGCAAGTTCAACGTCTTCAAAGTAAAACCCCAAAGCAGCAGCAGCAACCTTTCCAGCAGCCCATTGGGCAGCATCACCCATAGAAGACGCCGTAGTGGGTTCTTCACCCTCTACAGTTGGATCAGGCAAGAACGCTTCAGACTTATACGCGGCCAACCATGCAGCAGTTCTCGGTATGTCAAACGTATGCAGAACTGAAAATAAGGTGCCCAATGGCTCCGGTTCAGCAGCAGAATCCAACTCACTGGGAGGCATGAGTTCTCTGCCCGGATGGGTCTGTTCAGCAAGAAGGTACTTTGTGTGTATGTCCTTGGTTTCAGACATATATTTGGCACCAGTTGGTGACCAATGCGGAACATAAGAGGGACCAGCAGGAGTTTCCTTTGCTTGAATATCAGGGTAAAGGTCTTCTCCTGGTTTTCTCTTGTATACTTCCGGCCTTTCTGTGAGAGATTCAACCGGCTCAGTGGTGGGTGCTGGAAACAGTGTGTCTTCAGCCCGTGCTTGCTTCTCAGTGGGGGAAGGTGAATCAGTTGGAGCAAGGGGCGCAGCACTCTCTGGAGCAGGCTCAGAAGGCTGGGGGGCAATCTTTCGTGCTTGTTGTTCCGCTAGTTTCTGATAGAAACTTTTCTGTTCAGCTTCAGCCATTGGTCATCCCTTTCAGTGTGCTGTAACCTTCTTTATGGGCGGGGTGCTTTTGCCTGCCCCCCCCGTAGTCGATCCGCTTCGGCCTGAAACGTACCAGCCATTTCGGGTGTTGTTTTGGCTAGATTTTCCCAAAATTCAGGATCTTGAGATTCCGCCCTGACGGCTTCGTTTCTGGCAGCAGACTTGGCGGCAGATTCGGCAGCATCTGCTTCTCTAAGTAGTCGATCTTCTTCTGGTGTTCTAATTGCCGACCCGTATCCAAATGAACGCCGCGTTGCTTGCAACTCTTCAACAGAGCGGGGTTCAGGAACCTCTCCTTCAGTGCTTGCAGTTTTCCTTACGTTAGCAGCCAAGCCCGAACCAACAGTTGGTTCCACTGCTGCGGAGTCCGTACCTGTGTCTGGCTGATCAGACTCACCTGGCCTATCCAACCAATCGTCTGGTTGCCCTGGTGTTGCCCCTGTAATCGCTGACTGAAGTGTTTCCATATCCGCCGCATCAAGCGTTGTTCCTGCGGGTCGGGGGGGTGGTTTCGCAGTGGTCCCTTCAGGCAAATTAATGTCACTTCCCACAAGCGCACCGGAAGCATACTCAATAATTTTTTGCCGCCCAGCAAGGTTGGTGGCAAGGGTGGGTTTACCGTCTGGAAGTTCCGTGAAGTAAACATCACCAGAAAGAGGAAACTCGTACCTGTACGGGGGGTCACCAGGCTCAACGACCCACACCGAACCATCTTCGTTGGTGCCAAAAGATCCCGGTGTCTCTGCTGGTTCTACCCCTTCAACTCCTAGCCACGCATCAGGATCATCATAGTCAAGAGTGCCTAGGTCTCCCCTTTTGCCAAAAAGTATTTCATCTTCTTCACCAGCCCTGCCACCTCTACCGCCCCTGCCAATCAGTCTGCGAAGAATGCCATCACGCCCTTCTTTTGTGCCCAGACGTTGTTCCCTTCGAGTGGTTCCAATAGTGCTAATTCCTTCCTGTCGGGCTTTGATTTTTTCATCCTTTATCTGCCTTTCTTCTGCCAGCATTTCTGCGTAAAGAGAAGCATCTATAGTTGGATCTAAGGCCACTGGAAGCGCGGCAAGAAACGCCTCATAGTTCTTATCTTTCACTGCCCACTTATAAGCTTGCGGAACGGTTCTAAAACCCATTGCTTCAGCCCACTCTGGGACTCCTGGGATCTCCCAGAACTCATTCATTCTAGCAATGAGTTTATCTTCCACCTTACCGATGTCTTCTCTTTCTGCCTCCAGTCTTTCTCGTCGTGCCTTTGCATCTGTGGGCGTAGGCATTGAAGCGGCCAACTCAAGAAAACCACCAGGGCCACCCTCTGTTAGCTTGGTTATTCTGTCCCGTGCTGCGAAAGCGTCGGCCCACGCTTCTTTGGGAATTCCTACGGCGGAATGCCGCCCGGCAAGTTCTTGCATTTTAGTGAAAAAATCACCAGACTCAAGCACTTGCTTTGCAGCCTCTTCTTCTTCTTTAGGATGGAAGGCACCAGACAGGGAGCCTCCCGCTATAATCTCATTAAGAAGGTCTGCTGATATAGATTGGATCTGTTGCTCTGTTAATTCACCACCTATTTTGCGATTTATGCCACGAGCATTCTCAGCGAACATCATATAAATTTTCTCTTCTGCATCCTTCACGGCAGCGACACGCCTATTTAAGACGGGTATTTCTGACGGGTTGTAAATTGAATTAATATTATGAAGGCTCTGTTTTACATGGTCACCCAACGCGATTTTATACACCTCCTCTGGTGGACGTCCCGCATCAAGTTGGCCGCGCACCGCTTCTGCTAGGTCTGCACCCCTGAGTGAAGATAGTTCTTTGTTAAGGTGTTCACTCGCTTTTTCATCTCCCTCCAGATAGATGGTATCAGCAGCGTGTTCTGACATCTTTTTGTTTATATCGGCTGTAAACTGAAGAACGGCGGGCCAAAGTTGCGCGTTCGCTCGGGCAAGATTTATTGCTGATTCAATAAGGGTGTTTGAAATACGGGCTTCTTCAGCCAGAATTACACCATAGGTAGACAAGCCTTGTTGTTGTAGCTTGACGTCCTGAACCTCTAGATTGTTGATCAACTGCGTATAGTTTAGTCTCAACTGAGCTATCTCAGATTCAGTCAGGGTGCTCTTGTCTATCGTATAGCGACCCTTTTCTTTTTCAGCTTGTTCTGCCATGGTTTTTCTCTCGTTGTTTTAACAATGTGAAAGGTGTGAAAGGCTAAACAGTCTATGAGGGAAGCCGTGGTAGGCTCTCTGTTTTCGCCTTTACCGCAGCCGCATCGGGCTTCATGCTAGCCTTTTCATAGGCCAATTGTTCCTTTCTGGCCGCGCCAACATCTTCTACCGTAGTCTCTGGTACACTTGCGCCAAACATCTTTCCAACACCAGCAATTGCTTGCTTCGTCTTCGCTGCTTTATGTTCAGCAATTGTTTCTTCTAGAGCCACCGCTTCCTTTCCAGTCTTTTCTATGTCCGTCACTTCCTTTTGGCGTATGTCTGATTCTGCAGCAAGAGCCTTTTGATGCTCTTCCCTCCTAAGTCGTCTCCTTTCTTCTTGTGCTTCAGGAGTACCCCCACCTATCCCGCGAACTTTGCCCGCTATACTGCCAAGCCCTGCCGCCATCGACGCAGCAACGTCTCCCTTCATACGCTTGAACACCTGCGTTTTCTCACCCAAACCGGCGGCAAGACCTTGCTTCATAAGAGCCAGTCGCTGCTTTCTATCTTTTTGTATTTTATCTGGAATAATCGCTTCAATTGTGCTCAAAGCGCCGGGAGCCGCGCCCGCTGCTGTCTTTGCTGCCTCCGCACCAACAGAGGCGGCAGCAGTGGCTGTTGCAGGATCAATCATCGTAAACTCCTCATCGGATTGCAAGAACCCAAAGTGCCCCACTTGGGGTAAGTAACTTTTCGTTGTGAACTCTATTGGATACTGGACCAATCTCTGCCCAAACAGAAGTCGTAATACTTCTATATCCCTTGCTTACATTTGTTTGCATGGCTTGTTTTGTAACATAAGGCCAGTATTCTTCATGGGCATACTGAGCATCGTCAAGGGCCGTCTGATCCGCCCTGGATCTGGCTAGTTTTGTATAAAGGGCTTGGTTTACTGCCCCATCAAACGTTACCCGAAAATCCCAAAACTGATTGTCAGTTGGGGCAAGCCCGTACCACCGATAGGTAGCATCGTGCCGAAAGTAGGCTTGAAATCCATACAACACAACAGAGGCGTCCCACGGCAGAAACACCTTGGAACAAAGGCTGCTATGAACCACACGCTTATCAGACGATGCAGCAGACCGGTCTGCATTCGACATTTGGGCAGCATACACAAAATCCCACGTATCAAAACCAGAGTAAAACCCAGCAGCAAAAGAACCAATCTTGGTTGTCCAAACAGGCAACGTATTAGAAAGGGCTTCACCATAATTGGTTCTATCCAAACCACCGTTTAAGATCTCAAGAGAATCTGGGGGATTTGCTGGAGCATACAGCCCCTCAGAATAAATTTCTTCTGAGTCTACCGTTGGGGAAGAGAGGCTCATTGAGCTAATGTTGGGCATTAAACCGCCAGTGGGATGTAGAAAAACCCGATTGTTCCGTGCTTTATAGTAACATCATCAAACCCAGAAGAAATTCTAGAGGCCCCACCTTCGCTTGCCGCTGCAACAATCGAAATCTTATTCAAGGTTCCAGCCTCTACCTTTTCAATCCATGCAATTGAAATGGTTTCTTCAATGTCTTCTCTATCAATCCCAAATGAAGGACCGGCAGCAGGGGTAAGGGGCGGTCGAAGGTTAATAAAGCGATTGTTACGGACTTGTTTATCGGCCACACCGTTGTGCTTGTAGAACAGATTGGCCCAAACCTGTTCCTCACCAGCATATGAGAATTCTCCAATTGTGACAGCACCCCACTCGCTCACCCGCAAAGAGCAATAAGCATATATAAAGCCATCATATGGAAGGACGTACCCGGAACCACCATTATCCAAAATATAACTAGTAAGTTCTGCCCAACCACCCGTTGAGGTTTGATCTGCTTCATCAAACGGATCGCTATAATCAAACACCTCCGCTGTTGTGTTGTCCAAAAAGTCGGCTGTGTGAATCAGTGACGGCAGTTGTGTTGAGCCAAGCGTGGCCCCACCCATAGTGGTGGCGTTGACATTGTTTACCACGCTCGCCACAGTGTTGTGCATGGACTCAACACCACCTCTTGTGACTACATCGCCAGAATCTGGGGGATCTACAGACATCTACTCTCCTACGGACTCATTAGGTTTCCACGAGGAAACCGAATAACCATCATTCTGCGACTACCAATACACACACCTTCGTCAAGTGCTGCATCTGCCGCTACTCCAGACGCAGTTGTTTCGTCCAAACCAATCTTAGAATCAGCATCAGCATCGTCTTCATTCTGTTGAAGGCTTGCTGGTTTTTGTCCAGCCGCTGCATAAACTGTATGAGTTCCGGCTGGAACCAACGCAATCCCAACAATCACAGGGGCAGCAGACTTGGCCCCAACGCCGGTTCCACGATTCTTTCCATCAACAGGAAGAACATATGGGCCGCAACCAGGCAAGTCTCCATCATCAATACGAATACGGATCTGGGTACGAATACGACCATCGTTGTTTGGAAAGAGTTCAACAATTCCTGTTGGATGTGTTGAATAGTTGGGATCCATAAGATCAGCACAAATCGAAACACGAACATATTGGAAACTAAACGCCACAAACAGTAGTTCAGCATACTTTGATGTCCACGTTACGGAAGTGTCATCAACCTTCAGTAGACCACGGTTGTATGCAATCTGATAGATCCCATCGTCTGGATCAAGCGTGGTCGCAGTAGTAGATGAGGTTGCTCCACGCACCTGGTTTGAGAGTAAAACCGGCTCAAAGTCATGATTAGACTGTGTAAGGGCCGACTTACCATTTCTCTCAACATGAACAACAGCATCAGGTTGTAACCCTGCCGCCGACCCAGCAGAAGACGCCAAGTCCTGTGTGTCAGTAAAGGCCGCGTTGGCCCACTGCCACCAAGTGGTTTCGTTGATCACTCTGGAGGCTTCTTGAAACTCATTGGCCAAAACATCTGGATCAACCACCTGCCCAGACTTGACCCCAAACGGCTTAAATAACATTAACCCTCCACATCCGAACCAGGGGATCTGCTCGCAGGACCAGAAAGATTGGCACCGTAAACATCAATATTGGCAATAGCCATTGCTTTATCTGATTCAAGATGAACCTTAAACACAGATGACGAAACAATATCTGTAGCAAGTCGCTGAGAAAACGGTCGTCGCTCACGATAAAGGCTTGTGTTGTATTCAGCAGAAGACCCAGATATTGTCCCGTAGTAGGCTATTTCTGTATCTTCTGGATGAGAACATAAAACACTTTCGGACGTAGTAGAAGTATCTGCATTCCACTCTGTATAGGTCTTTACTGTTGCAGACCCGCTTCCACGCTCTTCCATTGTAAGGACGATATCGGCGGTTCTTGTAGTCCCGTGCATCTTTGGGCCTATTTCAGAATATGAGCACCAGCCCGTTGTATACTCTGCCATGGGTTGGGTAACAGAGTAACCATCATAGCCGCGATTTAGTACCCAAATTGATTCTTGATCACCACGTTTTCCACCAACCAACACCATGCCAGAGGCACCAGCAATTTCGGCACACCGAACCGACAAAGACTTCTTTCTTCTCCACCCGCCAAGACGATAATCATAAACAAACTGCATGCCTGGAAGCTCTTCGTCTTCGACTGGTAAAGAGTAGATAACCTCACCATACGTCCGATCAACCCAACTGCTCCCCATTCTTGCTAAGGGACGGTTTACTTTCCGTAGCTTTTTGCGAATCGTTCCACCGATGTCTTCGACCTTTCCATCCGACGTACAACGCCAAAAGGAACCAGAACCATACCAAATAATACTGCCGTCTGGAACAGATTGCACAAGATTTGGACCAGCACAACCAACAGAGGCGTGGAGCGTTCCGAAGCTCCAAGAGGGATAGTCTCCCGAAACATAATGGGTAGCGTTTTCCTTAAAAATAAGGAGCATAGACCCCACATTGGCCGAAGAGTATGGGGCAACAATGCCGCCAGTGATTGCGCCTGTATCCGGGTACACGTCTCTCCAATGACTTCTCATACTACTTTCAGGAATGGGTCCGAACATTCCTGTCTGTTCAGACCACCAAATACGTGAAGGGTTTGCATCAGAACGCATTCTAAACAAACTGCCCGAAAAGAACTTCAAGAAGTAGAACGGATCAACAGTCCTGCGCTCTTCCCATGGCTCAACCAACTCCCCATCTGGGGTGTCATCAATCCACTCTATGGCTCTGTTGTTGGGGATTCTATATGAAATAAAGAAGTCTCCAAAATCACCCGCTGGAAGTCGAAACAGATTTCTAGTACGCAAAACATAACGAGCAACTGTTCCTGCTGGTCCAATAGCAAGGTTTTTAACCAAAAACCGCCTACTTAACGTCTCATATTTTGTCGCATCGTCAGCACTTCCTGTAGCAAACCGTATGTTTGCCTCACCACCAACATATGAGGAGGCTGAAATGGCCCCATCTGGACCCTCAAAAGCCACCTTGTATCGGTAACGACCACTATCTACTCCACCAACCATAACAGCCTCGTCATCAGCAAAACCTGACTCCAACGTACCGATCCGACCATGTACACTAAACCCAGCACCATTGGGGCGCGAACCACTTCGTGCCGGTCCCTCGACATCCGGTGGGGCGGGGCGTTGGCTAAACCCAAACGGGCGAATACGGCTTCCGTCCCAAACCCATGCAGAAGCACCATCACAGAAGGTAAAGTAGACACGGTTTCCAACTGACTCCATTTGTGGCGGGTAGCGCACAAACCCAGCAGGAACCACGCTTGTTTTTGTGTTGTCTCCACTCCACGAAAACTGCTGATCCAGACCTGGGTTGGATGTTCCATCTGCGCGAAGGCTTGGATCGAACCGAAAAACACCACTCTTGGTGATGATCAACAATTCAGGAACACCATCCTGAGCCTCCGAATACTTCATCGCCAAAACGCCAGCCTCAAGAGCCTCTGGTTGACCAGCCCCGCTTCCCTTTCCGGCCTTCCATTCGTCTGGAATCAACGGCATCAACCGAAGGCCGCTCTCCAAAAAACCCTTGTCTGTCAAAGACAGATTCATAATCTCGTCAGCAAACGTTCCGTCTGAAACAGGAGACTCAATAATGACCTTTCCTGCACCAATGGAACGACCAACATAATCAGGCCAAGTCATGGTTACGCCTCAGTGATGTCGTGTGGAGAAATACCATATCTTGGGAAAGAAGAAAGACCGTAGCCAAATGGACCATGTTCTGCGCCAGAAAAGGTATAGGCTCTTTTTAGTCGATCAAGCTCCATTGTATATGAAGTGTAATACAAAGACTTTCTTTTGGGATCCCCATCCCTGTCGCCCACCACATAAGAACACGCCAAAGAAATCAACGCCTCAAAACAGTCGGGCGGAATGCGTGGAACATCTGTGTCGTATTCCAGCNCTTGTGGGCGTCGAACTGTTCGACACAGCATCACCTCTTCAGAAGTGGCTGACTTATCAAATCGAAGATGAAAGTGGCCATGGGATTCTTTCAATGGAAAGCGTTTGTCTACGGGGTCGTAATCACCACGATCATAGACGACGGTATCCGAAGCGTCGGTAATGCGCCAAAGATAGTAGATGTCATCAACCTCCACATCTCTAATGGCAGCGTTGTTGTTGGATGATGCTGGAGATTCAAGGTCATGACGCGCCCTGAAAATCCACTTCTCAATACCAGAGCGTTCATAGCTTTTTGTTTTGGTACTATCTCCGTACCCGTACACATAATCAATATGGGGTGTAGCAATCTTAATGTAGCTTTGGCCCCATACTGTCTCCACTTTTTCCGATGCTGGAGAAGGGGAAGAGATATAAAACGGCAACAACTCTCCTTCCTGGGTCATATCTAACTGAGGCAATCTGCCCCAAACATGACAAACCTTATAGCTAAACTTCCCTGCTGGACCGTAGGATGTTTGTTCAACAGGAACATCATCGTAACCCCATGCGTTTGTGCCCTTGGTTTGGTGGGTTGTTTCAGGAATAGAAGCAGAAGGTGTGTAGTGTGGTGAGTCTTGTTGGTAGAAATCGCCACGAGCATACTTGTCTGGGCTTCCTGTGTCTCTCCAGCCCACACCCAAACGCCATGCAGCAAGGCTTTCAGGATGCAACGACTCCAGTAGTTCCCGTGGATTCGTTTCTGGATTGCGAATCACGCTTCTGATTTTCTCCACGTCTGCTGGATATGGGTATTCATAAGTAAAAATACGACAGGACAGACCGGTATCGGTAGTGTTTAGCCAGGGCTTGTCCAATACAACATAATCCTCACTGCTAATCGCATTGTGGTGTACGTCGCGAACGCGCCGAATATAGTATGTGTCTCCCTTTTTGATTTCAATCCATCGGGCACGAAGCGTTCCATCAGTCGCAAGCCTCTTAACAACCGCCGAACGAACCATTACCAACGAATCGCTTGTATCCACAGCGAAAGTACCAGTGAACTCAACTTCCAGTTTGAACCGCCACTCTTCCCGAAACAATGCTTCCGGCGCATCTCTACGAAGCTGACGAAGCGCATAGTTGATGACCCGGTTGAGGCGAGCCTTACCGGTATCACCCCGCTCTGGGTAAGCAGTTTTGGTTCTGATTGCCTCACGAAGCGAATACAGATTCATTGTTCGTTCTCCATACAAGTAAGCCCCGGAAAGCATACCACTTTCCAGGGCCACTTACGGGTCAAGTGACCCTTGTGTTTAGAGTGTAGACCAAGGCTCCATAGGAGTAGGGGCCGAAACCCCATACTCTATTGGTGGCTATGGGATAGCCAGCCGGATTGCTCCGGTTGGTTCCACTGAGAAATCAATAGCTGCTGGGAAGGTTCCCATTACGGACTCTTCAACATCAGTAAAGTCAGTGTCATCAACTGCACCAGAGGCTGAAGCGCCCTTGGTGGTCGCATGAGCACCAGCGGCAACATCGGCACTGGTTGTGACTTTACAAAGCCCAGCACAACAGACCCAACCGTAGCTTCCACTTGCAATGGCGTTTTGTGAAACACCAGCAAGTTTCCCGGCAACAACAAAGTTGGCAGTCACTTCGGCTGCGCTACCATCAATAGCATTGCCCCACTCGACTACTTTGTAGGCAGCGATAGCGGCAGTGGCCTTCACCATGGTGTAAACCTGATAGCCATAGGTTGCATCAACATATGCACGCTTGGTTCCAACGGGTGCCAATTGGTACGTCGCCGTCTCCGATGGAGTGCTTAAATATACAATAGGTGCGATCATTTTATTCGCCCTCCGTTATACAGGATTAGAAGTACAACCGTTGACGAGCAGGTTGGGAACAGCCAATTGAACTTCGAGGATGATGTATCCAACATCAGCATCTTGGTTCGACGTTTCCAGGTGATCAGAAAACTTGGTCACTCGGAAGTCGTTATTGGCATTAACCCACCACTCACAACCGTTGGGGTTCAAAAGGTAGCAGTGACCAGTAGTGNTNGCATGCAACGAAGCATCCGTCATCCATCGGTTGGAATGGTATTGAATACCACCAGCAACATGAATGGTTGGGTGTGCNCGACCCTTGTTCAAGTCATCTACCGTATAGGTGATTGCCGCAGCATTTGAACCGCCAGGGTAAGACCGAACTTCATCACCAAGAGCCACATGGTTGGCGATAGAAAGGATTCCCAAAGAGATTCCTTCATCATCTTCTGCATATGAATCGGCAGTGATTTTTACTTCTTCAACCGTTTTCAGAAAGTCCGTTCCAATACCAGTATGTTCAACATATTGATTGAACCAGTTGTCCTCGTAATTGGTGGTGTCTTCAACACGGGTTTCGTTCAAGTAAGTACCAGCAGCAGCGGCTTGTGCAGTAGGCGTTGCGAACTGAAGGGCACCATTCTCGAAACCAGAACTGCTCAAACCAGTTGTGTTTCCGTTCAGGGTTCCCAAACCAGCCAAGGCGGTTTCGTTTCCAACATAAATCTGGCGACAGACTTGGTTTTTCAACCCCATCATTGCAGCCATGGTCATGTCTTGAATCCACATCTTGGCATCGGCACGATTGCTCATGCGGTCACGGTCGAAGTGAGGAAGAATGATTGGCTTGATGAACTTTGCCCAATCACCGGTCATGGCAGAAAGCGTCTCTTTCTTTGCCAGAGGAACGGAAATGTTGGTTCCGTTAATTTCGACCACATCACTGTGACCGCTCTTGACTCGAATGACTCGGACGTTTGTTCCACCGGAACGCTTTACACGTTGTCGGCTTTGCAGTCGATTGAGGAAAGGATCCCGCGTGTAAAAGGCATTTTGAGCCTTTTTTACAACGTCGGGTACTGTGCGTGTTGCATATTCAAGGAGTGCCATTTACGGCTCCATGTGAGAGTTGTGTTTAATCGACCCGTAAATCATCCAAGAGATGTGCGTGCCGGTCCCTAAGTTCATCCCAAGACATATCGTCAACGCTTCTTGTGGGTTGGCCAGTAGCCAACGCACCGTCTGCAATGATTCCTTGCCGTTTTGTTTGCACCACCGTTTCAGGGGGTGCAACCATCTTACCCATACCGGACCCTGTAAACCTATTCAAGTCCACACCGGTACGAAATGCCGCGAAACGATACGCCTCCTCCATTTTATCAATGAGAGTATCGCCACCATATTTGTTAAAAAACTTTGGATCTTCCAGCGCAACTGCAAACTCCTCTCGAAGCTGTTCTGGAATCTTGCCCATCTCAGGATGAAGCGCATCAAACGCCCTCCACGACACATCCACCATGTCGTTGGTCATGGTTGAAATGCGTTCATTCTGCTGGGTCACCTGAGCACCCAACTGCTTGAACCCTTCTTCGGCAGAAGAATCATCCAAACGTCCAATCAAATCACGAAAGTCAGCCTCTGCCGCCTCAAACCTTTGCTTGGATTCTTCAAATTGATTTCTTTCTACTTGGTGATGCTGACCATACACATTCAAGAACGATTTGAAATGCTCACGAGAATTCTCTGGCAACCAGCTATCGTCAATAGCGTTTAGATCAGAAAAATCCACACCGTCCCAAGAGGGTGGTTGGGCTTCTTCTATTTGTTCTTCAATCGTTACAACGTCTTCATCCGAAACAGCACGGGTATCATCTGTATACCCCTCTGTTTCAACATGATCTGCGCTTGTTTCAGCCTCTATTTCAGTAGATTCCGCCGTAAGGGAGTCCGCTTGGTCGTTCTCCAAGAGGCTCTGGTCCAGGCCCAGGTCCAGGCTCGGGCTCTCCGACAGATTCTGGTCCAGGTTCAAGGGCACTTGTGGTGATTGGGATTGTTCCGTTGATGATTCCATCTAATATCTCCGTCACATGGGCCGGGCTGGCCATGTCGTAAAGTCCGGGTGCGAACTGTTCTGCCACTTGAGCAAGAACAGATAAAACTTCAGGTGTAAGGGTTTCGGATGGCGCAGCCAGTAATCCTGCCTCTACCAACATGGCTGTAGCAGAAGCGATCACTTCGGGTGGTGCTTCTCCTTCTACCCCCATAATAGCCCCTTCCTCCATTGCTGGCGTTGGGGCGGCTTCAGTTATGGGTTCAGCTTCTGGGGCCAGTTCTTCCGGTGATGCGGCACCAAGACCAACACCATACCGTTGTTCAGCGAGATCAGAAACCTCTCGCGCTCGTGTAAGCACATGTTCTTCAAGCTCTTCAAGGGACATGTCTTCAGGGCGTTTCTGGGGCATTGCGTTCTGCGGCATCGCTTAACTCCTTCCATCTAGAATATTGTGTTGAACTCATTGATGTCGAGTCCATGATCTCTTTCTTTTCGATAAGGTCAGCAGCCCCTTCAATCCCTTCCGTGCGTGCAACACGGTCCATTTCTCGACCTTCTTCAATTCCCGCTTCGCGATAATTTCGATAATCTGCGCTGCTGTGATCGACCCGATTAAATCCTCTATCCCGTTCCCATCGTTCAATGTCTTTCCCTGATGTAAAACGAACACCGGCTTTTCTTTGGGCGGTGGATAAGAGTGTTGCTTCATACTTCTCCATTCCTTCAAAGATGGGTCCAACAATCGCAAACCTGCCGAACTTCTTTCGTTTGGCTATTCCGCCACACTGTGGGCATAGTTTATGATCATCCAAAGCTTCTTTGGGAAAATACACCTCCTCAAAAGAGAAGGTGCATTCTGAACAATTGAAATCAAAAATGGGCAACGTCTTCTTCCCCACCACCTTGAAGCAGTTCAGTGATGGCTTCCATAAGCTCATCAACCTGCTCAGGCGACACCTTAAAGTGTTCCACGATCCGAACGATTTTGCCCTTACCACTTGGTTCGTCAGAGGACTTTCCCGGTTCCTCGTCGTAGGTTGAACCATACTTTGGGCCGCTCATATGGGCATAAACTTCTTCCGCGAAATCATCATCGTGTGCCATTTTATCAATAAAATCATCCAAGGACATCCCATTAATTAGACCCTGTGGTGCTTCCAACGCCACATCGTCTTTCGCTTCCTCATCTCCTTCTGCCGCTTTCTCTGCAAGTTTTCTTAAACGCATTTTTATCCCTTCCGAATAATATGTAACTGGTTGTCAACTGACCCCGGTAACCCCACCAGGAAAAGGCATCATTGGAGCACCGGCTGGTGCGGGCACGCCCCCTCCCGCCTCCATCATTGCAGCCATTTGTTCTGCTTCTTCTGGTGTGGCTGGCATTCCCTCCATTCCTGGCATCGCTTCTGCTCCAGGCATTGCGGGCATGCCTTCCATTCCTGGCATCGCTTCTGGTTGCGGTGGGGGTGGAGGTGGTCCGATAATGGATGGACGGAAACCATACAGGTCTTGAAGTTCTTTCGCGATTTCTCGCCAATCAAGGTGTTCAGCAATGGGTGTTCCGGCAAGGGATTGAAGAAGCATGTTGAAGTTCTCTCTCCTTGCAATCTTATCTTCCATCAATGGGGAGAAGGGAAGCAAGCGAAACTTCGGCGTTTCATTCAAAACGTCATTGGCGAACGTTTCAAGGTCCACATCGGCTTGGGTTTCCATCCAGATGTGCTGAATGTCCAATCCAGAATGTTGTGGGTTTCTTAGCGCCCACTGGAACGTTTCCAGCATTTTCTTGAATAGGTTGGTCACAATACGGGTCACACGTCGTGACCGAATGTTGAGTCGTCCTTCGACGGCACCCCGCAACATATTGGCCTCGGCCGCTGTACGAATGTTTTTTACAGCCCCATGTTGATAGTCACCCATGCCAGGAACCCAACGAACATGATCGATATCAGCAACCAAGTGTTGGTTGAAGTCGAAGGTGGTGGGCATTTCGGGAGTAACATAGATCCTCTGGTCTATGGTGAGGTCGGGAGGCGCTTCCACCAAGGTGGGCTCCCAGGAACGAGAGTTCTTAAAACGCTCCCATTCCTCTTCAGACCGGAATAATCCTTTGTCAACAAGCATCCGTCGTGGAAGCCGTCCAACGATTTCCCGTCTGGCTGAAACAAGTTCGTTAATATCTCGTTGCGTTGTCGCGATCAGTGACACATCTGAAATGCCGCGAATGCGACCCACGCCATCATGGAATACCAACACTTCGTATGGCCTGCCATATGGAACGGGTGTTTCCATTAAGACCTGTTTTGTGTCTGGATGAATGTGGTAGACCTTCTGCTTTCGATAATCCCAGAACTCAACCAGGCTCACATACTCTTTCAGCCCAGAGTCTTTGAGTTTCTTGTCATCATCGTATGGCATACGCTGTTCGATAATGGTTCTGGGGTATGTGTCCGCTTTGATGCTTTTGGACGGACGGTCATACACGTTTGATTTGAATCGAGAAACAAGGTCGTCATGGTGAATAACAAATCGTTCAAAGGACCAGGCGGCGTCTTGAATGCGTTTGGCGTTGGGGTCAAAGAAGATCTCCCATGGCATTTTGACGCGACAAATGGGTCTACCCAACGTGGGTGACCAACTCACCTTGACCACGCCACCTTCATCAAACAACTCTGCGTGCAACACCAACTCTTGAATAACAGAATCCCAAGCATCTTCAGAAGCAAACCAGTTCAAAGCAGCAGCAATGCGGCGACCGGCAAAAGTATCGTCTTCCTTTGCTCCGGGTCGTTCATATGATCTCTGTCGTTGGTCCAACGCTTCTACTTGTGGAAGGTCCATGGCCAACGAGGAAACAATGGTATCCACAATGGGAAACACTTCATTTCGTTCTGCTGAGTATTTCTTTGCAGAATTTGTAGACGCAGAAAGACCATCGCCTTGCCAAAACGTACCGCGATAGTACGACATATTTCGTACAATCTCATCTGCACGATGCTTCTCAAACCACTCCTCAGTTTGGTTGACAATCCCAACCATGCGCTTGAGGTTCTTGGATGCTGCTGCGCCATCGTCGTTTTCAACATAGGAATTCATAGGTGCTCACCCCACCGGGAGTTTGATTTCTTGTAACTGCTGCGTTCTATCCTCTCTAACAGGCGACGGAACTCAACGTTTGGGTCTACCTTTTTGTTTTTTATCATTGGTCCAGAACCAACCTCTGCTCGCCAAGCCCACGCCGCAAGCGCAAATGCAGCAGCCAAGTCAAAGTGACCACCAGTGCTGTCACGGTTTAGCTTACTCCACTGTCCTCTGTAGTTCATCAACTGTCTGAGGGCGCGAACAGAGCGAATGCACACAGAGCCGTCAATAATAAGCTCTTGCAAATAACTCTCGGCCTGAGCCTTTGTCTTAAGGTTCGAGTACCATCCTGGGGCCCTTTGTTTTCCCGACCTGCCCGACGTGCTGCGAAAGTACACATTGTTGTACCCCATGGCCAATACATGGCTGACAACCGCTTCGCCTACACCATTGGCCTCAATGTAGACCCGTGCTCGATTGTATTTGTTGGCCAAATCCACAACTCTTTTGGCAACCCTGTGGGCTTCATCGTGTCCCAAATACTCTGCAACTTGGGCGCATTCGTTTACATCCATGCAAATAATGGCGGTCTTATCTCTTTTTGCCCATGAGCCAGCAGGGTCACACGCAATCACATATTTGTGTCGCGGCTTGGGTTCTTCCCATGACTCAAACTCGTTGAGTTCTCTCATGACCCCAGTTCCGCCATCAATGTCATTGAGCATTTTCAATAACTTTTCGTTTTCATAGACTGCGTCTCCAGCCAGTGCCCAACATTCCAGTTCGTTGATTGGATATTCTGCTTGAAACCTTGCGAGGTCATTGCGACACTTGGCCAGTCCAATGCGATTCATCCAATAGGCTTGTCCGGTTGTGATGGTTGGGTGGTTGTCCCAGTATTCCCGCACTTGTTGGGAGGGCTTCCACCCTGGATGCGGACTGAGGCTGTATTCATTTACCATTGTCCATGGAATGAACACCTTGAGCCATTTGGAGTCTGGGTCTTCTGCTTCCAGGCATACCTGATGCAACTCATCCCCATGGTATTTGGGTGTGCTTTCACCAATGACAAAACCACCATCATCCGAAACAGCATTCAAAGCAGATGTCCACGCTTCTGGCCCTGCCGTTTCCGACCAAGAACTAATCTCGGTAGCCAGCAATACTTGTACGGTATGACCACGCATTGGTTCTTCTGACTTCACCGACTCAATGAGAACACGGCTGTCCAGGTCTGGAAGTTCCAACGAGCGTTTCAATCCAGGTGTCTTTCTGGGCTGAATGGCAGGGTGCATGGTTTTGTGCGTTCTGATTGCAATGTTGGCCAACTGTTGTGCGGCCCCGCGCTTATGGGCAAGTATGCCAACCAGGCAACCTGATCGAAAACAGGCGTGCTGTGTGGCAAGCGCAGTGAAAAACGTACTGGAGCCTTCTTGTCGTGGCTTCACATGAACCAACCAACGCTTCTCCTGGTAGGCCCGCCAAACTGCTGCCGCCAATATCCGTTGGTGATCCCACAGTTTGAATGGAACCAATGCGCCGGATTTCGACCGAATCTTGGTTAATGGACAAAACTCTTCGGGTCGCCAGAAGTTTGGATTGTTGGGGTCAAGAATCAATGTGCCCCACCAAGCGGAATGCCAAACGGACCACGAGCAGTCACAGACAGGGCAATGCTTTCTTGTTTCATTTCTGGGTTGAGCACCTTGGAGCCATACCGTTGTTTGTCGGAGATGGTTTGTCGTGCTGCTGCCAGCAAGTCTTTGAGAACCTTTACGTCCTCTCCCTGGATGTTTCGGTTTACAAACGACACCATAAGAAGCTCAAGGTGTTTAATGACACCATCATAGGTATCCAAACCAATGCGCTCATCCAAGTTCAGCATGGGTGGGGCAACGACTTCAACTTCTTGTTCTTCTTTTTTTTGTCTAGCCATGAAAAGCCTCCATTACGGTTTCGACCGTTAAGCCGGAATCGGGCACCACTTCAAGCAGTGCATTGATGAATATACGGTTGTCTGACAGTTTGGCGATACCTCTCTGTATGGACGCATGTACAGCCTGACGAGAACAGCCCTCATCCAAACCAATAGATTCTAGGCGATCTCCATTGAGAAATCGTTCGATTCTTCTTGCTTGAATTTCGGGAAGTGTTTTGTAGAGCGCACCGCGAACACTGGAATCAAGTGTACCACCACAACCTGTGATGTCCCGATAAATGGGATTCCTGGCACAAAGCCACTCCATCAACTGGTCTATGGTAGAGTTGCCATTGGGAGAGAACACCAACTCTCTGTATTTGTATTCTCCACCACGAAGCATTGATTGTGTAATGGAACGCCTTATATACTCACCTACACTAACGTCTGCTTCAACAGCAGCATTTTTCAAGGAATGCCGAAACCGATCTGTTACCCATACATGGATCAATTCACTTTTCGGTTGAGCCATTCCGCATACACCATCCACACTGGAGACAACAACAATGCCTCGATTAAAAACAGAAGAACCAAAGAGCGACAAGCCTGCACGCAAGTATACACGAAAGGCTGCTGCACCCAAGAGCGTACCTACCGTAGAGAAAGCTGCAAAGCAAGAATCTCTCTCTATGGTTGTGAAGGGACCGGCTGGTGAAGTCACGCTCAGGTTCAAATCCATTCATTCGCTTGAACGTGCTCGCACCCAGATTGTGGCTCGCGTTGCACGGGGGCAATCCGTGCCAAACATTCAGGCCGAAGACGGGCGATATGATTTCGCTGCTGGCTTGGTTGTCTTCACACC